CTTTTACGTCAGATTGATTATTTTTCAATAACATGTGGATAAAGTTGCTTCCTATGAATCCATATCCACCTGTAACCAATATAGTTCGTTTATTTGATTTCATAACAATAAAAACCCTATACTTAAAAATATTTCTACTAATAAGTATAGGGAATTTTATTAAAAAGTGTCTTCAAAACTAATAAATTGTTATAAATACAATAAAATTAGTATTGTAGAATTGCATAATCATACGCTAATGTAAGAGAAATTTCAACAAATGCATCATTTGCCCAATCCATCTCACCAAAAGTAGTTGCAATTATGAAAGCTCCTTTTAATGTCCATTCTTCAACCTTATCACCAACAGGACCAAGTAGGTGGAATGTTATATCTTTCTTATAAAAGTCAGAATAACCATCTCTACCCGTAACAGATTCGTGTGATAAACGAACCCATTCCATTACGGTTTGAGCACCCGATGGTACTACTGGATCATAAAGCTTAATGGTAATGTCCTGCCATTCTCCCTTTCCCTTTACTTTACGATATACGTTGATATGATCCAACTTGATTGGATTAAAGTTGATATTAGGACGACCAGCTCCTTTAACTAACCAAGAAGGGACACCTTCAATGTACATAATAAAGCGATTTTGAAGTTTTGGCTCGAAGGGGGTAAAAAATATCTCATTCGAGTTAAGTAGTTCAGCCATTTATGTCTCCAATAATAAAATATGCTTTTGTATAAATATGGTATTTTTTAAATTATAGGGGCAGATATTATTCTACCCCTTGTATTTTTACCCATTAAGGAGTGAAAGCAGCACCCGTTGATTGAACATTAAAGTCTAATATTATAAATTCAGCCGTTCTTGTTGGTTGTAAGAACAATTGACCATATAATATGTTACGGTCTATAATGTCTGGTGTATTGTTTGTATCATCCATGATAACTCGGAATGAGAACAAACCTTGACGTTGTTGTATAGACTCTAAATATGGATTAACTATATTCAAGAATCTTGAACGTGTTTGTGAAGTATTTTGTTCAAATACCAAGTATCTTGTAGAAGTAGCAATAAACTTCTTAGCCGCAATAAGCAAACGACGAACGTTTATTCTATCAAGAGCAGATGGACGACCTTGTAATGTCTTTTGACCCCACACACAAACACCCGTTGCCGGGAATGTTGCGATTGGATTGATTCTGCCTTCATACAATATATCACGTTCAGATTGAGTTAGTCTTGATTTAACTTGAATAACTTCGGTCAAACCACCTCTGTTCAATCCTGCTGGTGCGAACCACTCAGCTGCTACTCTATCATTAAATGCAATCACCCCTGGTAATACCACAGAAGGTGGAACCCATACTGGTTTGTTTCTGTCAACATCCAATATTTTCACCCAAGGATAGTAGGTTGCAGCGTAGTTAGTATCTAAAGCCTCAACGGTTGCAACAGCAGTTGCAATATTGTCATCTATACCAATAGAATCCATAATATAGAATGCATCACCTCTTTCTTCACATATCTCTTTAGCATAGTTTGTGATAGGTGAATGTAAAGAATGTACAACTCCAGGAGTTACCAACATGTTTATATCAAATTCGTCCGCATTTGATATTGTGTCCAATGCCTTTTTATAGGCAACGTATCCATCAGCTGCTGTTGATGAAATATCAAATCCTTGAGTGTTTGTATTAAGTATATGTGTACCCACTTTCTTCTGAAGGTTTGGCTTATGTCCATCAAATCCACCTTGAAATGGCACCATGAATTTACGTGTATCGGGCGATGTATTTGAAGTTAAGTCAATATCTCCAAAATAAGGATTTGTTGGAGTTGGGTAATTAGCAGCTGCATTTTGTTGGTAATCACCTAAGTAAAAATCAACATTATTTGCAATTACTCTACGTGATAGTGTTGGCAATGGTTTCAAGTAATTGAAATTATCACTTTCACCAAAATCATAGTCAAATCCATAATAAACTCGTCTATTATACAATCCATTTATTGTTTGGGCTTGAACGTATGTAGCTGCAGCTGGCTGTGTGAATCCTTCGGGTATTGGAGAATATAAGGATCTAAACCCAAATGGAACATATGCAGGCGGTACAGCTGCATTTGTAACCGCTTCAGTTACCTCGACTCTTATAAATTTAGACTTATTAGAATAATCACCGTTGATTATAACTTTACCTTCATCGGTAACTGTTATGTAAGTGTCACCGATAACACGAGAAATAAATCTAGGTGAATTTGGATCTAAGTTACATCTAAATTGTTCAGCAATACGTGGACGTAAATCATCATCATCATAAGTGAATGGCGTTTGTGGTAATTTTGATTGATCAACGTATCGTATTATCACATCAAATTCACCATATTCAGAACCAGCTATTGTTCCAGCAGATCTTACATTTGCAATACCAATCTTTAACTGATAATTCGCATGGACACCATGCGATAAAGTATGAAATTTAAACAAATCAGTTACAACACCACCAACTTTTTGTGAAGTAATCCAAGAAGTTGACGCCTCTTGGTAATTATCTGTGAAATCCCACTCAGAAGCATTTGTTCCTGTTTCAATTTCTATTTCCGGAACATAACCCAATGAGTCTATGATTGCACGAGCATCATTAGCAAAAGATGCATAATTATAAACCGCATGAGTACCATATGGATTGTAACCATATATGTCACCAATGTATGAAGTTGAGTCTGGATCTATAGAAGCACTTACTGCCACACCGTTTTCATTCAAAGCATTTGTAAATGTTGATGTATCAGTTTGGAACGATCCTGATAATGTTATAACAAAATCATTTGTGTTTTGAACCAATACTGTTTTATTAAACAAAGAAACATTATCGTCACTTGTAATTACGAAAGTTGGGTGTAAAAATGAAATAAGTCTTCTTTGGAATGATCCACTAATTGGAACATTATCCTCACCTAAGTTTGGAATCTTAGCAACAATACCTACTGGGTGTTTCAATGAATAACCACCCGTGCCTAATACTCTAACTATTGTTGCAGACCCAGCGTTACTTAGGTAACTCTTTACTGCATACGGCAGGTAGGATTGTTCATATGTTCCACCGTAATAGGTTTCAAAGTCAGAATACCCAAGTACGAAGGTGGGAACAAATGCAGGTCCCAATAGAGTAGGTCCAACCAAAGCAGCACCAATCGCTCCAATACCAACTGGTAAGAATGATTGATCTTTCTCGTTAGCAAATACTCCGGGACTTATAATTCTTTCAGCAGTAGCCACTATTTTCTCCAGAAAATTTAATAATCAAATAAATAAGTCAAGTAACTTATATTATACCTGTGACGGTACAAACTTATTGGACTCCAAATCCAATACACCATCACCATACTTTTCATTTAGTTCTTTAACTAAAGTTTGCTCTTCTGTTTGCAACGCCGTATATGAGGTAAAAAGACCTTCACGGATTTCAGTTAATTCTTTTAATTGTTTGTTTAGTACATATAACTCAATTTCAACCTGACCAATTTGCGCTGTTGTCTGAGCGTATTTAGTACGTAACTGTTTCACCTGTTCAATATCTTCGGTAGAAACTTCTTTTTCAACATTGTCTGCCATAAAAACCTCATTAAAAATAATATTAAAATACAAATATAAATATACTTTATTTTTTGTAGAATGTAATTTCTAAAAAAAAAAGTTAATCGTCTAATTTAAATCCAAAATCATTTGAGTCTTGTTGTGAGTTGTAATTTAGTGACCTGAACCCATCATTCTGATTTTCTCGGTATAAAACAGTATTAATATCAGTAAATGTTTCAGGGACAAATCTAACTTTGTTTGGTGTTACATATCTCTTTGTTGTTGTCATTCCACCAACATCTTTTGGTAATAGATAACCGTGTACTTTCATTTGGAAACTGCATTTTACCATTCTATCTTGGCCTGAAGCGTTACTTTCATCCAAAATCAAGCTCTCCAAATGAGTAGGAAACTTTAAAAAGTTTCTATCGCCAAATGATTGTCCTGTATAGTACACAAAGTTTTCTATAACATAATTTAATTGCATTTGATATTCACACCAAATTACAAAGTCATATGTAACATCAACGTAATCGGGGGCGGGTGTTAAGAAGTATTCATACGATTTTTGTTTAGGCTCATTTAATAAACTAAATCTATCGTATGGTTGATTTCTATTATATGCCTGTTTCATCACATAATGGATTTGATCAACTGTAGCAACTTTATTCCTTCTCATCTCGTCTACCATAGCTATATTTGATTTTTTATAGACTATCAATGGTAAAAGAGTTTTTCCTTTCTTATCTTTTAAGTAACCATCTTTTTGTATAGAAGCCCATTTTTCTGGGTTTGCATATATTATAGGTATTGATATTATCTCCCCATTATCTTCTACCCTAA